ACGCTTCCGGGATCACCTCCGTGAAGGAGCATTCGGAGACCATGTCGGACCGCCTCGAGGAGGATGTTCTTCCCTGGCTGCGGTATTCCATCCTTGAGGATCACATCGATGAGGTGCACGCGGGACTGGCGTTCGCTTCCCGGACAGCGGACAAGGAACTGAGAAAGAGGAGAAAATACCGCTGGACGCTCTCTCTCCGGTGCCTGCTCGCCGCCGAAACGGAGTCCGCCGCGGAACGATATTTGAAAGCATTTTTAAAAAACTTACCGAAAAACGTCTCGGATGAAGACGGAATGGATGTAAAAATCACTCCCCGCCGGGCGGAAAGGAGAGGATTTGCCCGGACGCTGGTCGAGGTGTTCCCCAAGCGGGAAATTGCGGTTTTTATAACCTTTGCCGGAGGAATATATACCGGTGAAGAAGTGGGTCTGATTAAAGAGGTTACCATAACGCCGGAGGTATAAGAATGGATGAAAAAGATTTAACGGGAGATGTCTCTGGAAGGACTGGGAAAAATGGGATGAATGAAAAGCCCAAGCCTCCCAAAACGCACGGAGAGCCGAAGCGGACTGCCAAGCCAGCGCCCGTGCTCCGTGAGGTGGATTCGGCGCTTTCCTCTCGGGGACTCCCCCGGTGGGCGTGCGAGTCCATCAAGGTTTTCGCCAGATGGAAGAGCGGAAAAATGGTCAGCGACGAGCAGATCGAGACTGCGGTGGATGGCTGGAATAAGCGGAGGCAGGGAGGGGGCAGGAGGTAAGACAAAGTCCAAAATCCAAAATTGAAGGCAGCCCCCTAAATCCCCCGGAGGGGGACTTAACAAACTAAACCCGATTTGAAAGAAGGAGTCATGGGAAACGTATACGAATATATAATCGACGGGACGTCGGGGATAGCGCCTTCCGGCGGGCCGCAGGCCATTGTCGCCGGGGTGTGCAGCCTGGGAACGGTCGGCCAGGGATACCTTATCGGGAAGAGTTCCGATTTGGCGACGCTGCTCGGCGTGGGACCGCTGGTGGACCGGCTGCGGGACATCCTGGCGCACGGCGGCCAGAATCCGATTCTCATCGCGGTTCCGGTCACCGGCGGCGACGGCGGGTACATCACCCCGGTGATCCATACCGGGACCGGGAGCGAGGCGACGGTCGCCGGGACTCCCGCTGGCAACGGGGATTTCGTGGTCAAAATCAGCACGGCGGGAGATCTCGAGGTCGCCGAATATCAGCTTTCCGAAGATGGCGGAGCCACGTACGGCGCGGCAACGCCTACTCCGGCGAACGGCCAGGTTGCGCTGGGGACATCCGGAGCGACGCTCACCCTGGATGACGGGCTGATTCTGGCCGATACCTACGCGGTGACGGTCCGGGATTCCATCGGACCGATCACCCACGTCGGGACCGGCGCGGATATTACGGCGGCGGGGACTCCCCTGGCCGGAGCCGAGGTGTCGATGGTGATCGTAACAGCGGGCGGCCGGAACGAGGGAACCTACCAGCTTTCCGTGGATGGGGATTCCTTCGCCTCGGAACGGACGATTCCGGCCGATGGCGCGATTGCGGTCGGGACCACCGGGGTTACCATTACGTTCCCCGACGAGGACGCAGTCGCGGGAGATACGTACACCTTCACCGTGCTCGCTCCGGTTCCCGCCATCGCCGATGTGATCGACGCCATCGAACGCCCGCTGGAGTTGTACGACGTGGACAATGTTTACGTGGTCGGGGCTTCCGATGCGGTGGACTGGGCGGCGGCGGCGGTACAGGCGGAGGCGCTGTTCGGCGCGCACCGCCCGACCTGGTTTCTGATGGAAACCCGGCTGCCCTACGATGGCGAGACCATCGACCAGTGGGTAGCGGCCATGCTCGTGGAAAAGGCGGCGGCATCGGCGAACGCAACCGGTATCGTTGCGGTTTGCGCCCAATTCGGCCAGGTGATGGATTCCACCGGGAAGCGGCTCGACCGGAATTGGGCGGGCATTCTGCAGGGGCGGCTCCTGGATACGCCGGTCATGCGCACCCCGGCCCGCATCCGGAGCGGCGGGATCTCCGGGGTAACGCTCCCCTCCACCTGGACCGAGGCGGCCCAGCAGACGCTGGAGGCGGCGGGATTCATCACCGCGAAGACCTATGCGGGACTTTCCGGAATCTACTGGGGCGAGGATCGCACGCTGGCCGATGCGGTGAGCGACTATCAGTACCTCACGGTGACCCGGACGGTGTACAAGGCGGTTCGGATTGCTCGGCTGCGGGCGCTCGCTTCGCTCTACGACGAGGCCGGGGACGCTATCGACACCGCGAACGCCGCAGGAATTGCGTTCCTCAAGGCGAATATCGAGGCCGGACTCAATGCGATGGCGGCGGCCTCACCGCAGGAAATCGCGGCGGCGGTCGTCACGATCCCGGAAGGCCAGGACATCGTGAATAACGGAATCGCGGTGGAGATCACCCTGCTCGGGATTCCGATCATCCGGCAGATCAGCCTCCATGCGAAATACGTGTACTCCGGGAGCGCGTTCGATTCGAGGCTGAGCGCGTAAGCGGGGGCGAAAATTTTTTCGCCCCTACAAAACGACGTAAATGACGTAAACGACATAAAAAAGGAAAAAGGACATGCCGATTAATGGCAGGCTTTATGACTGGGAGAGCGTGGAAATCAAGCTCCCCTCGGGAACGGCGGTGGGAGTCGCCGAGATTTCCTACAATGACGAGAAGGGGCTGGAAGCCCGGTACGGCAAGGGCGGGAAGCCGCGGGGCTACGGCCGGAAAAATTACAAGGGTGCCGGGAGCATGACCCTGGACCGGGATGAATTCGAGAAGCTCAAGAGCGCGATGGGCGGCAGCGTCTACGGCAACTCTCCGACCCAGGTGATCGTTTCCTACGGCACCGGCGACCTGCCCACGGTGACCGATACTTTGCCGGATGTGCTGTTCACGAAAACGGACACTTCGGCGAAGCAGGACTCGGAAAACGTGAGCCAGATGAAGCTGGACTTCACTATCCTGAGTCCGATCAAGTGGGGGGACAAGGCGGCAGTGTAGCCCTTCGACTGCGTTCAGGGACCGGAAGGCAGAAGTGAAAGACAAACGACGTAAAGGACATAAACGACATAAACGGTTGGAGGAGCAATGGCGGACGAAAAAGGGCAGGATGAGAAGCGGTATATCAAACTGGCCGCGGAATTCGAGGATTTCGAGGAGGAAGAGGTCAGGCGGGAATACCGGTTCTGTAATCCGGGGAAAATGAAGATACAGCGGTGCCAGAAGGAGATGATGAAGGCGCCGGAAAAGGCGTTCACCACGCTGGCGCTGGATTGTATTCATCCGGATGAACGGGATGCGCTCCGGGCCGATATGGAGCAGTATCCGGGGTTGGCGACCACGTTTGGAAATGAAATCCTGCGCCGGACCGGGTTTGACAGCCTGGGAAAGTAATACAGGATGCGGTCGACGGGCTCGATACGTTTGACCATACCGATGCACTGATTCGGCATTATCTGGGTATCGAGCCAACCGACGATTTAGAGCAGTATGTTAACCAGGCCGCGCAGGCGCTCTTCCTGGAGCGGCGATACTTCGAAACGATGGCGAAAATAATGGGAGCGGGCAAGTAATGATGCGGGAATTTCGAATCCAGGCGATTATGACGCTGAGCGATTTTATCAGCGGTCCGATCAATGCGATCCGTCAGGGATTCCGGGCGACCGGAACCGATGCGGACAGTCTGGGCGGAAAGATAGCAACTCTGGGGAAACGGCTCGCTCCTTTCGCTATCGCGGCAGGCCTTATTGTGGGAGGAATGACCGCCACGGCCCTTGCTACGGCGGAAACCGGCGAAGCGCTAGGGGAACTGGCTACGCTCGGAGCGAAGGACCTGGAAATGTTCCGGGCGAAGGCCATGCAGGTATCGAACGAATGGGCGGGAGTGACCACGCCCGCTTTTATCAGGGCGGCTTATGATACCAAATCCGCGCTCTCCAACCTGAGCGAGCAGGCGCAGGCTGACATCACCGAAATGGCGGCAATCACCTCCATCGCAACAAAGGCGTCGGTGGAGGACATGACCGCATTCATCGGAAAAGCCTATAACATCATGGGCAAAAGCGCCAGTTTTGAGGGGCTTACCGATGTACAGATCGCCGAGCAGCTTTTTGCCGGCATGTCGAGCGCGGTCAAGGAATTTATGACCACCGGACCGGCTATGAAACAATCCTTAATGAGCATGGGGAATTCGGCAACCATCGCCGGAATCGGGATCAGCGACCAACTCGCTGCGCTCGGTCAGTTGAATAATGTTATGGAGGCTTCGGTTGCCGGCACCGGGTTCAAAACGTTTTCCAACAAGCTCCCGGAGGTCGCGAAAGAACTGGGGCTGAACTTCCGGAACGCTTCGGGCGAAATGCTGCCGCTTCCGGATATCCTTGATATGATTACCAATAAAGTCGGTGGGCTGGGAACCGACGCCTCGCAGATGAAAATAATGTCTCTCTTCGGCGCGGAGGCGGCGACCGCCTTCCAGAGCCTGGCCGAAAAATCCGATGTACTTCGCCAGAAAACAGCCACGGTGGGCGCGGCCATGAAAACGGGCCGGGAATATGTTGTGGCGATGGCAAAGGCTGCAAACGATAACCTGGGCGCGAATGTCAAAAAAATGAATCAGCAGATATCGAACGCGGTGGAGGTTATCGGTTTCTTATTCGTTCCCATCCTGAGTGTAGCTATTCAATTTATCTCCTGGCTGGCGCTCGGAATTCAGAGTGTGGCCGGGGTGATCGGAAAAAATCCGCTCCTAAAATGGGTAGTGCAGATCACTGCGATACTGGCGCTGGCGTTTTCCATGATGGGGATATTCGGGGCGCTAACCGCCTTCCTGCCGGGGATAATCGCCCTGGTCGGCGGGTATGCCGCATCGATGTGGACGGCGGCTACGGCCACCCTTGCGGCGACCTGGCCGATCTATGCGCTCATCGCGGTCATCGGGCTGCTGGTCCTGGCGTATAAAACGAATTTCCTTGGAATCGGGGACACGCTCCGGAAGTGGTATGGCACTGTCAAGCTGGTGTTTGACGGGGTCAGAGCGGTGTTTGCAAGTCTGAAAGGGCGGAATTTCACAATTACCGGGGATCTAGCGGATAAACTGAAAGCGGGCGGCCTGGTCGGGATCGTGACGGTGATTGCGGGGACGCTCTATCGGTTATGGCAGGGGATGAGGGGCGTTGGCGATGTGGCGATAGCGGTGGGACAGATTATCGGTCCGATATTCGGGGCGGCATGGCTGTTTCTGTGGAGTGCGATCAGTGGTGTCATTTCGATATTCCAGGAACTCTGGAGTGTGGTTCGTATGATTGTCTCACCCATAATCAGGCTAATCGGCCTAATTGACCCGAACGTCTGGCGTGTTTTTGGCATGGTTATCGGTATGGTGGCCGCAGTCTTAAGTGTTGTGGGAATTGCTATCGTGGTTTATTTGATAGCTCCATTTTTACCGCTAATTGGGTTGATTATCGGCGCGACGGCTGTCGTATGGTCGTTTATAAAAATTCTTCAACTCCTCGCTATGGTCTTTGGTTTTGCAATAAAATCGGCATTTGGTGGTTTTGTGATGCTTGGTACTTTGATCCTGGACGGAATTATAAAAACAGTCAATATGGTTATCGATTTCCTTGGCTCTATTGACCTGGCTGATGTGGGGCGTAAAATTTGGAGCACGCTTATTGCCGGACTAAAATCAATGGGGTCAGCCACGGTTGATGCCGTAAAATCCGTTTTTGGAAAAATAGGCAATCTCTTCCCCCACTCGGACGCGAAAGAGGGACCGCTTTCGACACTCACGCGCTCCGGAGCGAGTCTGCTCGATGCTTTTGGCCAGGGAATCAAATCCGCTGCGCCCGCGCTCCGGGCATCGGTCGGGATCGCTCTGACCGGCCTCATGCCGATGACGGCCGGTGCGAATATCGGCGCCGAGGGGATTTCGCTCGATCCGGTGGTGGTGTCCGTTCCCGCGCCGGTGATTCGTCAGGACCAGGTGGATATCTCTCCTGCGGCGCGGGTGAGCGTTCCGGCCCCGGTGATTGAGCAGCAGCCGATAGAAATTCTGCCTGCCCGGAAAATATCGGCGGAAGCCGCGCCGGTGGAGGTGGGCGCTCCGGAGGTGACGTCGGCTGAGCCGGTGATTCCGGCTGCTCAGCCGATTCAGGTGAACGCCCCGGAGATCATGCCGGCCGCTCCGGTGGAGGTTGTGGCTCCGGAAGTGGGAATTATGGGAAGCATGGGAAGTATGAAGATGCCCATGCCGGAAGTGATCCCTCCCGCCCCGGTGGAAATGGCCGCGCCTATGGTAACGCAGGCTGAGCCGGTGATTCCGGCTGCTGTCGCGCCGGTGGAGGTGGGCGCTCCGGAGGTAATGCAGGCGGCTCCGGTGATGCCCGCACCGCCGATGGTCGAGGTGAGCGCGGCGGAGGTGATGGTTGATGCTCCGGTAATTGACCAGGCTCCCCCGGTGGTGAATGCCGCTCCTGGAATGACGGCGCCCGTGCCGGAAGTTATGCCGGCGGCTCCGTTGGCGATGCCTGCTGCGCGGATCGAAATGACCGCGCCTGACCTGGTCGCACCCGGGCCGGTGACGGTGAATGCGCCGGAAATTTCGGTTGCGAAGATTGCGCCGGTGGAGATGAGCGCTCCGGAGGTGATGCAGGCGGCTCCGGTGATTCCCGCTCAGCCGATGATCGAAGTGAGCGCGGCGGAGGTGACGGTTGCCGGTCCGGTGATCGACCAGACCGCGCCGGTAATTAATGCCGCTCCTGGAGTGACGGTTCCCGGGCCGGAGATTGTGCCGGCGGCTCCGTTGGCGATGCCGGCCGCACAGATTGAGATGATTGCGCCTGACCTGGTGACGCCCGCGCCGGTGACGGTGACTGCGCCCGCGGTATCCGTGGTGGAGGCCGGTCCGGTGGAAATGCCCGCCCCGGAAATAATCCGGGCAATGAACCCGGTGGAAATGGCCGCACCCGTAGGGGCGAAAGATTTTTCGCCCCTGCAAGAGACGCCCGCGTTCGAATCCACCCCGCTGCCGGAGCCGGTCAGCCGGGAGACGGTACGGGAGCGGACGGTGGAGACGGTGCGGAGAGAGCAGGCGCCGGCGTCCGCGGGAGAAACCCGGCGATACACGATTTCGATTCAGAATCTGACTTTGCCGGGCGTGACCGATGCCAGAACGTTTGTCGAACAGATGTCCGAATTTGTCGACGGCCATGACGGGGGCAACGGATGAACGCGCTGACGTTCGAGGATGGGGTGGTTCGCCTGGACGATATGGAAGCTCCGGGAGTGCTGAAGGCGCTTTCGGTGCGGGGGCAGATCAAGTATGACGAGACCAAGATGGACGGCAAGAGCGGCCAGGTACGGATTCCGGCCGGATGGGAGGACGCCGATATCACGGTGACGGTGGACCTGCTCACCGACGATGCGGGAACGTGTTACCAGAAGCTGCGGAGGCTGGATGCGATTTTCAAAGGCGCGGATGCCCAAAGGGAAACCGAGCAGAAGCAGACGATCACCCGTCCCCCGAAAGTCTATACGGTGATAAATCAGCATGTCAACGCCCGGGGAGTCCGGAAGGTGTGGTTCTCTGGACTGGCATCGAGCGAGACCGATGACGATGACACGATCCAGGCGGTGATGACATTCACGGAGAGCAATAATCCGGCGGGAAAAGCGGAAAAACGGGCGCAGGGGACGAGCGCGGCAAGTGGATCAACGTCCGGGAATGATGTATCTAAGGATAACGAAACGGTACTTCCGGGGAGAATATGATAATTGCGGATTTGACAATCGGCGAGACCTGGTATCCTTCGGTGGGAGAGTTCCGGCTGATAAGTTGGCGGGGGCGGCCGCTTACGCTCATGGTGGCGAAGGTCCCGCTCGCGCCGGTGGAAAAAGGTGCGGAAGTCACCCTCAAATACGGGTATGCCGAGACCGCGGAATGGTCCGGAGTGGTCACCGATGTCGACAAGGGCGGCGACCTGATGACGGTGACCGCCGCCGGAAAAGACGAACTGAAACTGACGGAAACCACGTTCCGGGAATCGTTCATCGAGGAAACGGCGGAGATAATTATCAAATCGGCGCTCTCGAAAACCGGGTTGAGTATAGCAAAAATTGACAGTCCCGGCGTTCCCATCGCCCGCTATACGGCGGCAGATATCCCGGTCTGGCAGGCAATTAAGCAGGTGGAGGAATCGCTCCGGAGCGGATACGGGCTGACCGGGTTCGCGCTCTGGGCGGGAAGCGGCGGCCTGCGCTGGACCACTGGTGACGAGCCGGGGGATGTTCCGGAGATTGCCACAAATGTAAACCTGGTGGACCATGCGCCGAGCGATACCGGGCTTTCGAGGGTGACCTCGTTTTTCCTCCCCGGGCTGAGCCATTCGCGGCGGTTTAAACTGACTGATTCGCGCCGGGGAATGTCCGGAACCTACCGGGCCGAAATCGTAAAACATGAATTGAAAAATCTGCATGGCCGCACCCATGTTTATTACCGGAGAAGCGAATGAGCCGGAAAAACGACGCCATGTCCCTTCTGCGCCGGGCTGTGGAACTGGTCCGACCGGATCTGCGGCATTATTACCGGATGATCCGTAAGGGACGGGTGGTGAAGGCATACGCTTCGGATGGAAATTATTGGGCCGATGTCCAGCCGCTCCGGAATGACGAGAGTGACGACGAGTCCTCGCCGGTGATTCCCCAGGTGGAAATTCCCATTCTGTGGGCCGGAGACCAGCGCGGCGTGGTCTGCCCTCCGACGGCGGGAACGCTCTGCGATATCGAGTATTACGACGGCGATCCGGACTATCCGCGTATTTCGAATTTCCGCTGGCCGAAGGGGAAAGCACCGGTCTGTGAACTGGACGCCCTCATTATTCAGCAGGCGGACGGCATCTATATCAAAATCGATGCTGAGGGGAATGTCCTGACAGTGACCGCAAAAAATATCCGGAATACGGCCGGGGAAAAATTCGAAGTCGAGGCAACCGGGGATGTGAATATCACCGCTGGGGGAAATGTGAAGGTGGAGGCTTCCGGAACGGCTGATGTGGAAGCGGGCGGCAAGGTTACGATCACGGGAGCCGGGGTTGATATCGACGGCGGCGGAGCGCTGGAGGGCGTGGTCAACGGATTATGTTTGTGCTCGTTTACAGGAGCGCCGCACCCGGATAAATCGGCAACGGTGAAGGCAACGAAATAGGGCTGCGATGGGAAATATGGGAAGCATGGGAAGTATGAGGAAAAATTAAAATGGCTTTGAATGCAGCGACGTTGAAATCGGACATCATTTCCGCGCTCGAGGGGCAGGGATTCGTGTCGAACGAATTTTCATCGTTCGATAAACTGGCCGATGCCATCGCGAGCGCGGTGATCAATCACATCAAAACGATGGGTGTGGTGAATACCACGGTGACCGGGACATCGGCATCGGGCGGGCCGGTGACCGGAACGGGCGTGGGGGCTATGACATGACCTCCGAACAGTTATTCGGGCAAGATATCATGATCGACGGCGACCTGGATGCGGCGCTCTCGGCCTCGGGGGAGATGATTCTCACTACCGGCGAGCGGGCGGCGCTTCAGGATATCAAGGCGCGGGTGGAAACGCCGATCGGCGGGCTTTTTTATGACCAGGCGTTCGGCAGCCGACTGGTGCTCAATTTGTATGACGAAATCACCGCGGCGGTCCGGCAGATGATTGTCCTGGAACTGGAAGAGGTTATCGAAAACGATCCCCGCGTAGTGATGGGGAGTGTCACCGCCGAAGTGGTGAGTTGGGATCACCGGTCGGTGACCGTGCAGACGTCATTCAGCCTTATCGGCGAGCAGAATACCTATAACCTGGTGGTCGAGGTCGGCCAGAATACCGTGAGGGTGCTCGATGACAATACCAATCGATAAAACCCAAGACGAAATCCGCGCGGAATACCTGGCGGAGGCGGAAAGCCTCCAGACGGCGGGAACGCTCCCGGCGAATCTGAACCTGAACCGGGGGCTGATCCGGAGCCTGCTCGAGCTTTTTGCGGACGGTCACGCGCGGCTGTATGAATATCTACGGAACCTGCTTCCCCAGGCGTTCGGAAACACGGCCACCGGGGACTGGCTGCGCACGCTCCATGCGCCCGCGGTCGGGATTACGCCCATCGCCAAGACGAAAGCGATTGGAGACGTGGTATTTTCCCGGACAGGAACCACGGGAAACCTCTCCATCCCCATTGCGCGGATCGTGAAAACCAGGCCGGACGGCCTCGGGCTGGTCTACCGGTTTGTAACGACGGTTGCGGCGGTCATCCCGGATGGGCAAACATCGGTAACGGTGCCGGTCGAGGCTGAGGAATACGGGAGCGCATCCAATGTGGCCACGGGAATGATTACGGAAATTGTGACGCATATTTCCGGAGTCGATTCCGTGACAAACGCCTCCGATTGGCTGGAAACCGAGGGGGTAGATGACGAGTCCGAGGCGAGCCTCCAGGCGCGGTATATCCTCGCATGGCGGTCGGTGAACGGGGTGACGAAATATGCTTATGAATCCTGGGCGCGGTCCGTTCCGGGGGTGGTCGAGGTGGTTATCCTGGATCAGCATCCCCGCGGGCAGGGAACGGTCGACGTGGTTATCACCGGCGCGGGGGGGATTCCCACGCAGAACCTCCTCGATGCGGTAACGGCGAAAGTTGCGGAAATGCGCCCGATAAACGATGATGCGCTGGTCTACGGGGCGACGCCGGTACCGGTGGATGTTGAACTGGAAATCGTGCTGACCGGGGGCGTGGGTGCCACTATCGAGGATGCGGTGGAGACCGCGATTCGTGATCTTTTCGACACCGTCCTCCGGATAGGCGAGGATGTGACGCTCGACCGTATCGTGAGTGAGACCATGATAGTGAGCAGGTATATCAAAAAAGTGACGATTGCCGCGCCGGTCGCCGATGTCACGATTGCCGATGACGAGCGGGCCCAGATTGATACGGTCACCATCACCTCGACCACGGCGGGAATATGAGCGGATTTTTTGAATATTTTAAGGCGCTCGGAATGCCCTATATCCGCAAACCGGGCGGCGTGAATGAAGGTCTGGTCCGGACCGCGGCCGCTCTCATGGATGATTCGAAAGAGGATATGAAGTGGCTGCGGTATCAGTTTTTCCCCGAGCTTTGCGAGGATGAGCACGTCGATGACCATGCCGAGGCGCGGGGCATCGAGCGGTATCAATACGAGTCTGACGAGTTTTTCCGCAACCGGGTGGCAGGCGCTTTCCGGTTTTTCGCGAACGGGGGAACGAAAAGCGGGGTCAACGCTTTTCTGGAGTCGCTCGGCCTCGACGCGCATATACTCGAGTATCACGATGGGTACTATGGCGAGCCGGAGATAGGCTGGGCTGAATTCGCGGCAGTCATCAATATGGAAAGCCTGGATCAGACGGTGGAAAACCGTCAATTTCTCGCGGTGTTTTTAAATGAACTGAAACCCGCACGGAGCAAGCTGGCTCTTTTGATTTTTACCCTGGAAGTGGAGTTTTATCTCAGCCCGGCCATAACCGAACTGGCGATTGCGGATTATACAGACCTGGTACAATGTTACGGGGTAGCGGCGCGGAGTTTCGGTATAATTGGCTGGGGGTGCGAGACGATAAATGGATCGCGAAATTTAGATGGGGGTTGGGGGGAGTTGGTGATCACTGATTTGTGATCGGGATACCGTGAGGCATGGGAATTCTGGTTAAACAATTAAGGGGAAACAATGGAAATCATAGCGACGAACGCATACCGGGCGGAACTGGCCGCGCGGGCGGTGACCGGGGCGGCCTCGCCGTTGCCGTATAAAGTGGCATTTGGAGATGGCGAACGCCTGGAAGACCCGGAAGAAATCGACCTGGAAAACGAGCTTTTTCGGGTCGATCCGGATTCAGTGACTTCGGATGGGGTGACGCTCACCGTGGTGGCCACTATCGATTATGGGGACACCGCCGGGGAGATCGTCCAGGAGATAGGCGTATACGCCCAAATCGAGGCGACCGAGGTGCTGATGGGGAGAAAGACGTTTTCCCCGAAGGAACTGACCGCTCCGGACCGGAGCGAGTTCACGGTGACATTCACGTTCTGATCCCCCTGTCGCGAAAAGATGCGACATCCCCCTTGTTAAGGGGGACAAAAGAAGAGAACAGGAGTAACCGATGGCCGAATTGACGGGAACGCCGGTTTATCAAAATCACGTGCGGCAGTTGGAGACCACCGATCCCTCCCATCCCGCAACCTGGAATCCGAACAATCAAGTACTCATCAATAACGATGTGTTGTTGAAGAGCAGATCGGATGTCGCCGGACTCCTGGGCGACGGGTTTCTGCCGGTCGCGGGGAGCGCGGCGATCACCCTGGACGCCCAGAGCAGAATCGAGACGGTGGTATATAAGGATGCCTCGGCGGTCACGACCGCCACGGTCACGACGGTCTATGATGACGAAAACGGGGGCCGGGTGAATTATATCGAGGCGGCGATAGTGGGGCCTCCGGCGATGACGATTCGGATAACGTTCTCCTATGACGGGAACGGGGAGCCGAGCGGAGCGACCATAACGGTTTCATAGTGGAAAACAGAGGAGATTGGCAATGATCGGAGTGGCCTGGCTAATTCAAATATGGAATGCGGTCGGACGGCGCGTCGATGCCGCGGCGGCGGTGGTGGCAACCGATAAAACGATTATGTCCTACACGAAAGGGCTAATTCAGGAGCTTGACCAGCGGGCGGTGGGAATGGCTGCAACCGGCACGGTGGAGCGCATCACCTATGTCGATGTGGTGAATATATCCGACAAGGGGGTTTTGACCGGGGTGTATCAGCGAGTGGTAAGGGCGGGCGACAGCATTGACTGCTCCGGCGCTATCAAAGTGATCCTCGATGGAGTAACTATTTTTGAGGATGTCGGATTCTCCCGATATACGTTCGCCGAAATACCGGAATCTAACCTCGTAATAAACACCGACAGAACGGGGAGTCTGTCCTTTAACCACCGGTTCAATACCAGCCTTCAAGTTCAGCATAAAACCAATGTTGATGCGTACCCTTCCCCTACCCCGGCCGCGTTCACGGCGGTTACATACACCAAAGACCAATAAGGAGAATGAAAATTGGAAGAGGTAATTATCCCGATCCGGGTATCGGCGGCGAAATTCGCGGGCCTCCAGGTGGTAGCCAAAAAAGACGGCGCCACAGTCGAGGAACTGGTTCAGCGCCAGATGGATTACTATACCGACGTGGTGATTCGTGACTACGTGGAGCGACCGGCCGAATTGACCGTGGAGGAAAAATCCGAACTGACGGCCAGGCTGGCAGTGACGCGGGATGCGTTTTTTGCTGAGGTCACAGCAGCAAAGGGGTGAGATAAATAATCGAGAGGGGCCGGAA